GGCACAAGACCACCGATACGCTTGGCACTTGATTCGTTGCGCGTGAAATAGTTGCTGCCGCCGACGGGTGCCCATCCGAATGGCTGCACCGCCTGCACAGCCGCCTGAGTGCTGGCAGCGGCGCGTCGGTTCCATGCGGCGATCGCTGGTTCCTGCGACTTGTCGCGCGGGTGGGTGCCGGTTGAGCATCCGCATCGACCGCACCCGACGCGCCACCGATGCGCAACATCGTCGTGCCAGAGGTCAACAACACTTTCTCCGGGGCCGCAGAACGGACACGGCAATAGCTCGCCCGCAGCGCAGGCGGGATTTGGTTGGTATTCACTCATTTCGTGTCTCCGCTTGCAGATTGAGCGGCGGTCAGTGGGCTACTAGGTTCATCCTGCCAGTGGGTCACGAAAAGCTCTTTCTGTCCGTGGACATACCATGCGCGCTTGTCATGGTCATACCATCCAAGACGAATACCCCAACCGCCGCCTTTGCGCGCTTCGTCGTCTAGCAAACCGCAATGTCCGTTCAGGAAGACGATGACCTCGCGCTCGTCGCTAGGCACATCTTTGCTTGCATCGATCCAGCGCGCATCATCGGTGAGCGCTGTCTGTGCTGGCTGGGCGGTGTAGAGCCTCGTGCGCTCCTCAATGTTCGAGTCTAGCAGCGCGCCGTACTTCTCGCCCTTATCGTTCGTCAGGACAAGTCCGACTGGCTCTTGATTGCCGCTCGCGGGCTTTTCCAACGCTGCTGCATGCCCGAGATTCCAGATGAACTGCTCACGCTCAGTCAGGCCCGCCGGTGACATTTCGCTAATCGACTGCAATACATCATTTGCGGCGCGGGTCATTTTCTCCGCCACCCATTCGACGTATTCGATTGGCAGATCGACGCCGTCAATTTCACAAAGCTGGACGACTTGCTCATAGGTCCATGCCTCATGCGTCCCAGATTGCGCCTCCGCACCCTGCGCCACATTGGCAACGTAGCCGCTATGCTTGTCGGCGTCGTAATCGAGAATCCACGGGCGCTCTTTGAGTTCGCCGATCAGATAGCGCACGCAGTCCGCTGCATATCGAACGCGATCTGGATACTCAGAACGGTCGATTGTGTGGCCTTCTGCTAGGTCCCCTTTGTGCAGGATCGCGGTCCAGTTCGTCTTGCCGTTGCTCTCAGGCATCGAGCCATACCAGACCGCCAGCTTGGCACCCTGCGCCACATTGGCGGAAGTTGATGCGGCGCGGGAGGCGATGCCGTCAAGGGCGGATTCGACATCCTTGATATAGACGCTTCCAGTTCGGGATGAGAAGTCTCGGCAAAGCTGCTTGACCTCCTCAACATCGACCAGCATGGCGTCGCAGGCGCTGGCGAAATGGAAAGCATCCCTGAATCGTCGAACCTGGTCATTATTGGCGTGGAGCTTGAATACAAGCGTATCAAGCAACGCCTCCCCGATCTGCTCATCTGTTAGCGCCCCGCGCTCGTCCTGCTCGACCGATGGCGCGGCAGGGTGATAGCGCGGGCTGGCGAGCATCTTGCCAAGCCATGCCTGCACCGATTCCTCGCGTACAACCTCGTTTTCGCAGTTGTCGATCAGATAGCATGCGAAGAACTGCGCGCCATCCGATAGCGTCTGTTGCGCGGCAGGCTTGCTTGCTTCATTGCCGAGAGGGGCGGCGTAACGCAGGAACAGATTAAGCATGACCTCTTGCACATGGTCGCTCATCGATATGCCGGTTTGTCGAACGAACTCACTGAGGAACCGGCGTGCGCGATCCCGAATGGTCGCCTCTTGTTTGTCGATAGCGGCAGGCTGGCGGGCGAGCAACGCGCGGGCGAAGCCTCGCCAGTCGATCGAATCGTGCTCTGTATCACCGTCGCCCAAGTGCAGGAACGGCTGTGCAATCTCGTCAATCTGTTCATCCGTCATATCTGCTCCGAGCTTGCTGGGGGTGGCGGTCATTTCGGGGCTCCGTTAGATTCGGCCGGAGCGGCGGGCAGCGGCATCCAGTGCGTAGGCGTTGTGGACCAGCAATTGGGAGCGTCGTCGGCTTCGACGGATGTTTCGTACCACCCCGGCTCGGCGTCGTCCGGTTCTTCCCACTGCTCGGATATGTAGACCTCCGACATCCACTGACCGCGAACCGTGCGCCATTTCCCAGCGCTGTTCAGATAGCCGAGCAGCAACGTGCGGCCGGTCTTAGGCGCAGTCTCGATCGGTTGCCACACAGTCGCGGCTTCGCGAGGGAGCGGCGCGGCGTAGACGATGCGTTTCTCGTTGGAGACAGCCGCATACTCGGCGGCCGTAGAATCGACCCACTTTTCGCCCACTATCACCTGATAGATCGCCTCTTGCGCCCCGCCAGCAGCTATCGCGGCGCGGTAGCCAGCAATGAAAGAAGGCCTTGCATGGAGGCCGGGCATGCCGATGATCAACTTCTGTTCCGCCAGATACGATTCCCATGCGTCATCCTCGCTCGGCGCGGCGTCTGCCTGCGGGGTGGTGGCGCGGTCGTTCCAAGCTGCGATAGCGTCTTGACGCCACGGCGCATCTGCCCTCGTGTTGTAAGCTGTGCGAACCTCAGGACCGCAGGCGGAGCACCCGCACGCGGCGAATCCCCACTTCGTCCCCTGCATTTCGTCCACTGTGGTCTCAATGTTGGTCGATCCGCAAAACGGACAAGGTTCGATCGCTGCGCCTGTATTCATGGTGGTGTTCATAATTGGTCTCGGGATGGTTAGAACACGCATTCACACGGCTTCATGTCGCCCAGCGGCTCGATCGCAATGATCTTCTTGGTCTGCGACCAGAACCGTTGCTGCGGGATGTGTTCGGACGCGGGGATGCCTGCTGCTTTCATGCGCGCGAACTTGTCTTCCATGTCTTCGAGGTAGACGGCGCCGGTCCCGTCGTGGTGGATGGCATAGCCGATTTCATCCTCGGCCCACTTGCCTTTCAGCCAGATGTCGGGCCGGGTGCAGTAGACGACGTACCAGTGTTGCCAGCCCGCCTTCAGGCAGCCAACACAGTTCGCATGCTTAAACATTCCGTACGTGTTCGGCAGCGGAATGCCGACTTCCAACGTGCTGAAGATTGTGCGTTCGGGCCACAGCGCAACCGGATAATCCGTCTTCCAACCCAGCGCGCCCATGATCGACGAGCGACGCTGGATGCGGCCGGGCTCATTCGCGTCGAAGCCGTAGTAGCAAACCGTGTTGTCGCCGGCCGCGTTCTCGGCCAGCCATTTCATGAACGGCTCGGTCTTAAGGACGCTGGTGCAAAACTCCATGCCGCCATCGACCTTGAACGCCTTCTTCGCGACCGTCACGTCGAACTGGTCGAGTTGCGCATCGGCGTACGTCGCATAGGTGACCGGCAATCCGAGATATTCGGCGACCTCACGCTTGAATCGCTTAATGTCTGCATCCTCGACCCAGAACGCCAGATCGTGATTCAACAGAACGATCTCGTCGTCAGGAAACCGGCGCGCGACCTCGATCGCCACCAGTCCCGAACTGTGCCCGCCTGAGTAGCAGACCACTCGCTTCATACTCGCCTCAATAGAATGGTTTCAGGTTTATTCGAAAAAGAGCGGCCTGGACCGAGCCGCTCAACGCTCGTCACGCAGCTACGCTTGCATTCGGCTTGCGGGTTATTGCGGGTATGTTGCCGATGCGAATGCTCACCTGGTCGCGGTTATCCCGCGCAAGGATTGCTGCGGTTGCCGCGATCAGGTTGTGCGTCAGTTGACTGGTCGGCGTGATAGAGCGCAGGTATGCGTCTGTCGCCTGGGCGAGCGCGCGGGCAAGTTGGTCTTGTTTCACCGTGCGGGTTCCGATGTGGCGCTTGGAGGCGGCCGCCCGGCGCGCAATGACTGAGCACGCGCTTACACGAGCGGCCATGATGGCGTTCGCTGGCGTGCGTAATAATGCTGAAAATTTCGTGTAGAGCATGGTTCCGTTCCGTTTATTGTTGATTATTGATGTGTGCTGCTATTGGCGTAACGATACCGCAACAGTATCTGTAACGCAATACCTAATTTCGTGTTTTCAAGCATAAATCGCGGAAGCGGCGCTGCTCGGCCTCGTATCCGATGAGATTACGATGCATCCAGACTGGCGACGCACTCCGTTTTGTCTTTCGTTCGATTGCTTCGCGCAGTGCATCGCCTTCGAGCAATGCATAGCGCACGCGCGATGTCGTGGCGTCGCGCCAGATGACGCCTTTCGCGACGAGTGAGTGCAGCGTGTCGCGCACAGCAGCGCGCGGGCGGTCGTTGAGTAGGGCGAATATCTCGTCGAGCGTGTAGGAGTAGCTTGCAATCATTGCTGCGATCATGTCTTCGTGAGCAACGGTTTCTGGCTGGCGCTTGGCGCTTACGGCGATGTTTTTCATGATTTGCTTTTGGCATCCAGATTGTTTCGCTCGATGGTGAGAGCCGATGCGTGATCGACAGCTTCGCTCCAGCGTCGCCTCCAATCCTCGCTCTCCGTGCGTAACCGCTCGCACTCAGCCTCAAGCGCTGCATAGTCGGAGTGGCGAACGTAGACGCCGTTGGGGCATGGCGCCGAGCTGGTGCCGAATCGCTGAACTGTCATACTGTCTCCATCTGTGGTTGTGTGATGCCTAGTTTCGCCGCGCGGTCTGCGCTCCATCGCTCGAATGCTGCGTTCCACATGTCCCGCTTCTGCTGGCGAAGGAATCGCTTTCCCTGATCGAATTCCGTGTGACATGTGAAGCACGCGGGCAGCGTAAAAAAGTCAGCGTTTTTCAGGCCAGCGCCTTTCCCTTCGTTCCGGTGCGCCGGCACGCATGTTTGCCAGTCGCCATTGCAGACGCCGGGGATTTGCAGGTAGCACGGCTCATTGCGGCAGGCGTCTCGCATGCGCCTGTCATCGCCAGGCTTGGCTTTGCGCGCGCGCTTCTTCATCGGCTTGCGCTCCAGTTGCTTCGTCGCGCTGCGAAAGCTGCTGAACGACGCGCCGGGCTTGCGCTTGAATGCGCTTGGCTTCAATGCAGAGCGCTTCATCGTGCCGACTCCAGCAATCCGGCGAACGGATGCGCGCGGCCATCGCAAGCACTCCTACGCGCCTTGAATACGCCGGAATATTTGCGGTAGTGACGAGCCGACGCCTGTTGACGTGCCTCGGTGCGATCGGGCTCTGGCTTGTCGCGCTTGTCGCCAGCAGCGTAGACGGCGCCCCACAAGCCACTCTTGCCGACCATGCGGTGCCAGTCGCAGATGTAGACTTGCTTCGGCGTCTGAGTGAGCAAGATGCGCAGATGGCGACGCACGCCGGTTTCTGCGATGCCAACGATCGCTTGCAGCTCGATCGCAGTCATCGGCTCCTGTGCGAGCAGTTCGACGATCTTGCGGCGCGTGTCGTTGCGCACGCTGTTGGGATTGAGCTTGCCGGTCATGCTGCCAACCCCTCGTATCCGGCCGGCGCGGGGTCTTTCCACTTGACGTCGTGCTCGGCTCCCCAGGCATAAAGGAATTCGATGAATTCTGACGCGTGGCGCTTGCTGAACTTGCGCGTCTGCACGCCAAGCTGCACGAAGCCGGTTCCGTCGAGATTGGGGATGATCGCGCCGACGCCTTGCACCGGATCGCCTTCGGCGGCTTTTACGCGCGCGAATGCGTCGACCAGTAAGCGCTTCCATGTTTCAAGGTCGCGCATAGATCCCATGAACGGAACCTGAGCGGCGACATCGGCGAACATGGCGTGATACTTGGCCTGCTGATCGCTAGATTTCGTCGGTGCCTTGATCTCGACAATGAATCCGTCTGGCGCGTGGATGCATGCGCGGCTCGCTAACTGGCGCGCGGTGGGATGCACGAGGCGATAGAGTTGCTTATCCATCACGCCCCCATGACCATGACTTGGCACCGGCCGCCCTTGACGATCTCGCCGCGCGCGACGAATAGCTCGTCGATCTGCTCGTCGTCGTTGTAGACGCCGGCGTGTTCGAGCGCGTCGAAAATCGCCTTGCACCTGTTATCAAGATCGGCCGCGCGTCGGTCGCGCATGTGCAGGGTCAGCGCAACGCACAGGCGCGCATCGCCGAACTTGATGGCTTGGCGCTCGGCAACGATCTCGGCAACGCGCTGGCGGAAGTCTTTGCCTTCCTTCGTTATGTACATACCGCGCGGGCTCTTTCGCCAATACGAATTAATCGACGGCGGAAGGGGAAGCGTGAGGTACTGCGCAACGCCGGATAATGGATGGTCTTTCATGCTGCCTCCAGGGCAAAACCTGTTTGAACTGGCGCGAGCTCTCGTATCCAAAATGTCGGCGACTGATGAGCTTCGATCCGGTCTCGCATAACTTGAGCGCGAGATTCCTTGGTCGCTGGTGTGTAAGGTCCGCGCCACTTGCTATCGATGCCGATGTTCTGGCCGATGTTTGTGCTATCTGCGCTGGCGAACGGAAAGCGCGTGAATACGTCAGGGTCAAGCATGCGGAGACCATGAATCTTGCAAATTGGCCTGCCGCTCTTGTCGCATAGAACATCCATGGCTTCGGCCATGCGGACATACCAGGCTTGTGATCCCACCGAAGCAAATTCGCCGGAACTGCCTAAACAGATGCGCGGCCATGCGGACGCTAGGCGATCGAGTCGGTCGAGACTCTCGTGCAAGTGCCATACAGGGGCGCCTATCCACGGCGCGCGCTCGCGCCACGGCCATTCGGCCAGCAGGGCATCGTTTGCTGCTTCATCGCCATCAATTACGTCAGGGATGACAGCAAAGTCGAAAGATGGATAGCGATGCAGTTCTGCAACCCATTCATAGAATGGTCGCCAGTCAGTCACTGGATTCCCGCTGCGCCATGCACTGAAAGCACCGTTGTCGACCGCGAACGTCTGAGCAACATCAATTGCAAGGCCAAGCTGCTCAGGGTGCCGGAAAGAAACAAACGCGTGACCGCCTGAATAAACTCGCACGGCGGCCGTTGCGGGCGTAATAGGGGAGCCGTGGTAGTGAATCATGCTCGGCCCCGCTGCACGTAAGGGTTGCACTCGTGCTCAGTGAGTCCAGCGATGTAATCAAGGCTGACGCCAAAGACGCGCGCTAAATCGGCTGCCATAGTGAGGCCGGGAGCGTGCTCGCTCCGCTCAACCTGACCGATGTAGCTGGCATGCATGCAAATGCGCTCGCTAACCGTTGCCAACGTCATGCCGCGCTCTTTTCGAATGCGCCGGATACGCTCACCAATGGCCTCATTCATCGCCGCGCACCGTTTCAATATCGACGCCGTGGTGATGTGCGCGCATAGTTTGCAGGCCGCCGAAACGCGAGTGCAGATCATCTGCAATCGCCTCATGAAACGCGCGCTTGTGCAGCGCTGCTGCGGTGACAATGTGCTCGACCTGAATTACGGAGCTGGTCTCGATGCATAAGGCGTAGACAATCGCCTTGTCATTGTTCGGGCAATGACTCACGAACTCATGGCGGTATATGTTTTTCACGTTTTACGGTCCGATCTTATGTAATTCCAGATTTCTTTCTTCGCCCGCTCTGCCACTTCTTCGCCGGCCTTGCTGCGCACGCTCTCGACGATCTGCTTCGCGCGCTCGAACGATCCGCTGCGACCGTCGCGCACCGCGGCCATGAAGCGCTGCCTGCAATCCTGTAAGTGGTCGGCTGTCGTCACTGGATGCAAATGTCGGAGTAGGCGACAGTTCTGCGAATGAACCACCTGAAGCCGTCGAAGCCGTA